GCTCTTGCAAGCCAGAACGCTGCGGCTTCTAGCGCGTCAGCGGCATCTGCATCTGAAACTGCGAGTGCATCATCGCAGACCGCTGCTGCGAGCAGCGAAACTAATGCTGCGGCTTCTGCCGTAGCCGCTGCTGCTAGTGCCGCTAGTGCGGCTGCAACGTATGACTCCTTCGATGATCGCTACTTGGGAGTTTTTGCGACAGAGCCAACCACCGACAACGACGGCAACGCCCTGGTGGAAGGAACGCTGTACTTCGATAGCACGGATGACGCGATGCACGTTTACGACGGTGCTGCGTGGCTGGAAGTAAACACAGGAACATTCATCGCGGAGACTTTGATCGACGCGAAAGGCGACCTCGTAGTTGGGTCTGCCGATAACACGGCTGCGCGTTTAGCAGTTGGAACAGATGGGTTCGTCCTTACCGCTGATGCAGCGGAGGCGACGGGCGTGAAGTGGGCTGCCTCATCCGGCGGTGGTGGCTCAACAGCCGATGTATTTCTCTTGATGGGAGCGTAAATAATGCCGACAACGTACAAGGTGTTGGGGCAGACTGTAACCACTCAGTCATCGCTCTCAATCACAAACAAGGCACTCACCAGCAACGTAGCGACTTTGACGTTGAGTGCCGCTCACACGCTAGTCGTGGGGCAACAGATTCAAGTCGCCCTGACGACCCCAGAGGCCGCGTTCGATGGTGTCCACACCATTACAGCGGTCACCAGCACGACACTCTCGTATGCGTCACAGAACTCTGATGTGACTAGCGCGGCAACGACGGGAACCTTGACGGGTTTTGAGTGGCTCACTCTCTACACCTGTCCTGCCTCCACCGCTGCGGTCGTGTCTACTTTGACGGTTTGCAACCTTGCGAACACGGGCGCGTACTACGCGATTGCGGTGACTGACGCTACGGGTGAGCCAGCGAACGCGAAGTTCATCGCAAAGAACGATGTTCTGGCTGGCAACGAAACCGTTGCCTTGACGCTTGGCCTAACGCTTGACGCGACAAATAAATATGTTCTCGTGAGCGCATCCCGTGAGGATGTTGCTTTTGGATTGTTCGGATCGGAGATTTCCTAACATGGCTATTGATCGACTTAGGGCCGCTTACGCGAGCAGCATTGTTGTGTCGAACGTCACGCCGGGTCAGGCCGCCTATGCAGACGGTACGGGTCAGTCGGTAACGCCGTACACGTTCGTTGGTGACGGTACTGCTGGGACGGTGAATGGTGCGACGTACCGCGTGCATCGGTTTGAGGATGCGGGTGGTGCTACGGAGTCAATCACGTTCTCGCAGGCAGGCAGCGTTGACCTCTTGATCGTGGCCGGTGGCGGGCCGGGCGGCGGTGCGTACATAAACAACTCAGCCTCTAATGGCTACGCAGGTGGCGGCGGTGGGGCAGGCGGCTTGATCCTGCTGTACAACCAAGCGGTTACTGCGACTTCCTACTCCGCGACTGTTGGCGTCGGTGGAATTGGACGCAATGGCTCTGTTGGTATGTCCTCTGCTAATTGGGCAACCGACACGACATTTGGCGCGTTCACGGCTGTTGCCGGTGGCGCGGGTGCGACTGGATTCTCAACCTACCATCCACGATCCGGTGGATCGGGTGGTGGCGTTGCTTCTGGAGCGCAAACGAGTACAACGATTGCGACCGGGACTAGCGGTCAGGGGAATAGCGGTGGGTCGCGTGGGGCGTACTCTGCCAGCACTACCGGCGCTGGCGGTGGCGGTGGTTACTCCCAAGCCGGTCAAGGTGGTACGCCTGACATTTCTGGTGGCACTCAAAAGGGTGGAGACGGCGGCGACGGCATAGAACTTCGCTTCGACGGTGTGCTTCGTGGCTTCGCTGCTGGTGGTGCAGGTGGCCTCGGCGGGGCTAACTCAGGAGTGGCTGGAGCCGGTGGAACCGGCGGCGGTGGTAACGGCGGCGATAATTCAGCCGGAGGCGATGCGACCGGATTCGGCTGCGGAGGCGGCGGTGCCGGTTACACGGCCAATGTTCTCACCAACCCTAGTGGTGGGGACGGCACGCAAGGCTTGATTCTCGTTCGTTACCGCATCGGATAACTGATGGGTTGGGAACTTGATACTCCCGGTGCGTTGCTCGCAGTAATCTCAATCTTCGGCTTCGCGTTCTCCGCGTTGATCTTCGTCATCGACGCACGCATCAACCGCATCACACGGGAAATGAAACCCAATGGCGGTACGTCGATGCGTGACGTTCTTGATCGGATCGAAAAACAGAACGAGAAGTTGGAAGAGCAATTCGATCATCACATCACTTGGCACTTAGAAGAAAAGAAGTGATCGAGTGCCTTTGGTGTGGTCGAACCTTTGATGGGACTCACTCGCGGTGGCTTTGTCCGTTCTGTGGGGCAAAAGCGAACTGTTGCGAGGGGGAACCGTGTCCTGTCTAAACGGCTGCTCCTACGCGGAGTGGCGCGGAATTTGCATTTGTGAGCTGTGTGGCTCAGTAGATAAAGGAATTGGGGATTTGAGTAGTGAAAAAGAAAGCATTTTGGGACAAGAAGAACCCAAAGAAAAAGTCCACACCGTTATCGCCTGCGCAGAAGGCTGCTGCCAAGAGACGAGCTAAGAAAGCAGGTCGCCCCTACCCAAATCTTGTTGATAACGCCGCTGTCAAAAGGAGGAAGAAGTAATGCCAGGTCACTACGGCAAGGGAATGAAGAAGTCGGGCATGACAAAGAAGGCTAAGCCTGCGATGGGTATGGCTGCCAAGAGGAAGCCCGCTAAGAAAATGCAGGGCCGGAAAAAGAAGTAATGCCCCCAAAGAAAGATCCTCGACTTAAGAATGCAGGCGTTTCGGGTTACAACAAACCTAAGCGGACACCAAACCACCCAACCAAGTCTCACGTTGTTGTCGCCAAGGAAGGCGACCAGATAAAGACGATTCGGTTTGGGCAACAGGGAGTCTCGGGCTCCCCTACTGGAACTCAACGCAACAAGGACTTTAAGAGTCGCCACGGCAAGAACATCGCAAAAGGAAAAATGTCAGCGGCCTATTGGGCTAACAAGACGAAATGGTCAGGGAAGAAATGAACTCTTGGAAAGACTTTATGGCATTCATTAACGACCACCCGCTCGGTGTCGCGTTGAAAGTATTTGCCGCTACCGGATTGACCTGGGTAATCGACAACGTGGGTGACTTCGGTTGGCCTCCGGTGCTTGTTGTTGCTGTGCCCCCTGCGCTCGTTGTACTTGTTGACTGGTTGAACAAGCAGAATGATCGTTTCGGTCGGCAAGATGGCTAAGGCGTTCTTTGCGCGTCGTCTTGAGAAGGCTTTGGAAAAACGTTTACCAGGCAAGGTTGTCTACTTTGATAAGTGGGATGACAAGAAGCGTGGCATCAATTGGAAACGCAAGAATCCTGTCGCCCTCATGTGTCATCACACGGCGGGAGCAGCAACCAGTTCTACCCGACCTTCACACCCTGGCAACCAGAAGGGTGCTAACAAAGGAGTAATCAACTACGTCCAGAGCCACTACCGCGTCCCGGCTGCGAACTTCTCTCTTGATAGGGATGGCACAGTCTACGTTCATAGCGCGTATCCTGTATGGCACGCAGGCCGTGGCTCATTCAAGGGTGTGGACCGTTTTGCTCGTCTGAATGTGCCGGACGATAAGGGCAACGATTACTTCGCAGGCTGTGAAGTGGTTTCCAAGGGCCTGAAGAAAGATTTTACGGCGGCTCAGAAGAAGTCGTGGGGTCTGCTGGCAAGTGCCATGAAGGAAGCCGCCGGTTGGAAGGGCTACTACATGCGCTTGCCCAATCACAAGACTTGGGCTCCGAAAAGGAAAGTGGACTCCAAATACAGGTTATCGACGTTGCGTGCTTGGGCATCTAAGTATGGAGTGTAGGAAGTGTCTAACCTAAATCAGATCACCGAGCGTATCGTTGAGCGTCTTGGTTTAACCGAGATGCCAGGTGGCAAAGTGTTCGCTCCGGATTCGCAGGCCTGGGATTGCAGCCTGGGGGCTCTCACCTTTTTGTTTGCTATGTCGGATCAGAACCCCATGTTGCGGGAGACTGCCGACTTCCGACGGGAGCGTATCGACACGGAGCGCACTCCTGGTGAGCAGTCCCTTGACTCGGGGTTTTGGTATCGGTCGCAAGAATCTTGGCATTTGGGTGCGGGGTTACGCTCCGCCGAGCCGCTTGAGCTGGACACTAGCGAGTCGCGCTTTCGTTACGCGAGGGGTGGCGGAGTTGACCCGTGGACCCCAGGACAACTCACGCTCTTGAATGAGACTGAGAGTGTCCGATCCCTCTCAAGTACGCACATCGAGGTCTTGGGAACATCCTCTGGGATCTTGACCGCCAATGATGCCGGCGTTGAGATGAGCGACCTGGATGGTCTGGTCACATGGACTTACGCAAACACAAACATTCACTCCCTTACTACTGACGGCGACAATTGGTATGTAGGTACGACCGGCGGTGAGATTTACTCGGGCACGAACGCATCTGGTAGTGGAACGCTGTACCACAACTTCTCGACCTCGGCTAACGTCCTGGTGCGTTGGGTCAAAGGCCGCTTGATTGCGACCGTCGGTAGGGCTGTGCATGAAGGCGCGGGCGGAACGTGGACTCAGATAGATCCTGGCACGACTTTCCCTAGCGGCTGGACTTGGACTGATATCGCGGAGGGTCCGCAGGCGATCTACTTGTCGGGTAACGCTGGAGATCAGGCTGCAATTTACAAGATCTCAGCCACCGCAGACGCGAGTGCGATCCAACTAAGTGCCCTAGTGCAGGTGGCTGATATGCCGCGCGGGGAAACCGTAAACACTATTTACGCTTACGTTGGAAGTTTCCTGATGATTGGAACCTCGACTGGAACGCGCGTCGCCTCAATTAACGATGATGGCAACTTAAGTATCGGACCTCTGATTCACGAATCAAGTGACGGAGTGAAGGATTTTGTGGCGGTTGGATCTTACGTCTACGCCGCGGTCGGAACTCAATGCCAGAAAGGTGACCGTTCGACTGCTCCTGGCCTTGTGCGCATCCACCTGGGCGAGACACTAAACAACAACCCGCTTGACTTCGCGCACGCTGATGACATTTACGTCGATGTTACGGGATCTTGCGAGAGCGTCAGTTATGCCACCGACAAACTGATACTCGGTGTCACCGGAACGGCCGGTGTGTACAAGCAGGCCGCCACTTATGTTGAGAGTGGCTTTATCGAAACAGGTCGTATCCGTTTGGGTACGGCAGAAGCGAAAACGTGGCGTGACCTTCGAGTGCTGAACCTGCCTGGATCTTCTGGATCTGTTATTGGCTACGCGAATCGTGATGAGGGCTCGACTAACCCATCGACCTGGCAGCAAGTCGTTTTCACAGACGGTGATCGCTACGACCGAACAGGAAAGGTCAGCTCGAACCCCAACGAGCCCTTCACCGACATTTTCGTTGCGCTTGAACTAAGGGCATCCACCGATAAAACAGGCACTTCGCACGTTTCGTCCTACAACCTCCGAGCCATCCCAGCCCCAACAAGGACGCGGATGCTCCGCGTTCCTGTCATGCTGTTCGATCGTGAGACTGATCGCGCTGGATCGGTCATGGGATACGACGGCTATGCCTTCGACAGGCTAGAACTTCTTGAGGCCCTTGAGCAGGTGTTTGCCGTGGTTCCCTTCGAGGACTTCACGACCGGCGAGAAAGTCAATGTTTACATTGAGCGGGTGTCTTACTCACGGACCACTCCCCCCGCTCAAAATGATGGCAACAACGGAGGCATAGCCTCAATCTTGATGAGGGTTATCTGACCCGTTTGCCACAGTACCCCTAGGACGCCCTCAGACGGCTCCTAACGGCATTTCCCCCCATTCTGGTATCCCCCCAGGGTGGGGGGCTTTTTGTCGTTCTAGGACGTTTTATCCTGATATGCCCGAGTTTGGTAGGCGCGATGTCGCCGCTTGCCAGATACCGAACGTGAGTTCCGAGTCATTTGCAAAAACTCCTCTAGGCACGCAGGGCACAGATCAATTTCCTTCTCTGCTGACTTTCTGCCGATCGTAAATTGGACGCGAGTTTCCGCGGGTACATCGCAGTTGTCGCAGGTGCGGATCATTTTCTCAGCCATTACGGCCCCTGGGGGTAGTTGGAGTAAAAGTCTGGAAAAATGTAGGTGCTTGCGATGACCTTCATGGCGACAACCCTACACAACTCGAAGTCGGGCTTGGGCGTGCGGATCGCCGAGAACGTCGGCTCCGATAAGGCGGTCGTGTAGTTGTTCCATCTCCAAGTTCATTCCTAGGTATTTCCTAGTGTCCTTTTCGGACTTGTGACCGAGCATGGTGGACACGCGGAGGATGGCGGACTGCTCCCCTTCTATCCGGCGGAAGTGTTCTAGAAGGTTGCGAGCACCAGATCGACGGAGGGCGTGGTTACCTGTCTTACCAGGAAGGTCGTAACCGAGAGCAATAAAAGCCTCGCGGACTGGCTTGTAGATGTGAGCGAACTGCTTATCCATCTCCATGACTACCGGCGGCTGGAAAGCCGCTTGTTGAAATGTCAAGCCGGAGGTAAACCTCTTGGCTCGTGGCGGAGTCAGATTCCACCACGATTGGATCGGGCCTTGAATGCTGGTGATCCACTCAAAGTACCGCTCAAACTCGGAGCGTAGGTTGCTCACAATGGGCAGGCGCAGCTCGCGCTTGTTCTTGATCTGATACACATGCAACACTCCAGAGTCAAGATCAACGTCGCCAAAAGTTAAAGCGCGGACCTCGCTTCCTCGACACAGGGCAAACAGGCCGACGGCGATGATCATGCGATCGCGTGGGTGCTCAGTCGCATCCATCAAGTCGTTGAACTGTGACGGCGGAATCCAAAACATCTCGGAGTCCGGCTCGCGTAGCATCCGCCACCCAATCGTCGGGTCGTGATCTGGTGGGGTGATTCGGGTTTCTCGGCAAAACTTAAAAAACTGCCGAAGGCCCGTCAGGTACAGATTGCGGGTTCGTTCGCTCCAATCCTGATTGCCGAAATACTTATTGACGTCGGCTGGCTGGATACGCCGGACAACGGGGTTACCCCAGGTCCTCTTGGCGTGATGAAGCACTTGCAACTTATTCTTTCGAGTGTTCTCCGCCCACCCTTGGGCCAACAGGTTTTGCTCGTATTTCAGGTACGCCTGACTTAAAGTTTCGTTCGCCACCTTCACTCCTCAATGGGTCGATATGGGAATATGCCATCATATGCCAGAGTACGGCGGGATAAGGTGGTTTGCAAGCGTAAGACGGACTTGGGTTCAAGTCCCCCTCCGGACACAATCCCCATACAAACACGCCCTTTATCCACAGGGTTTCACATTATGGGAGTTCGCAGGAATATGCCGACACACCCGCGTCATAACCCGTAATTAACTTGACACTAATGTTGTAAACAAAGGTATTGTATACGCATCAGCATATCCAAAAAAAATTGCATATATATGCCGGCGGCGGCGGCAAATAATAACGCGGAGGGGAAGTGAATGGGCAGGCCAAGGATTAGCCCGACACCAAAGGAACTGGAGAAGTTCCTGTCAGAAGGACTAACCCACGAAGAAATAGTGGAGAAGGTCTATGAGGCGACGGGGGTCCGGTTGCAACGGACCACCATTAGTTCCGCCATCGTCCGAGCTGGATTGGCAGCTCAAACGAAATACGAGGACGAGATTCCGTGGGTCGTTAAAACCGAGCACCAGCGGGACTACCCCATCAAGATGCTCCGTTGCCTTGCGCGACGTCGAGCGGGTAAGTCGCTGACGGAGGACGAGAACTATCGGTTGGATTCCTGGCTTGCTCGTATGGAGCGGGACGAGACTGTGGTTGTCTACGACTCCGATCGCGGATTCGCTTACGCGGATCGGGTCGAGGGAGATCCCGAAGATCTACCGATCCATCCCGTCGAAGTAAGCCTTAAATGAGTCGGCCCCCGAGATTCGTCCTCGGGGGCCTCCTCGTACCTAGTTACCAGAGAGGGTCGCTATCTGAGCGACTTACGCGGGATATGTAACCCGCGGCGGGTGTTGCCTTTCCCCCATGAAAGGCAACGAGTAAAAAGCTCTGAGTTCGCTCGCTCTGTGCTCGCTCACACCTGCCCTTACAACCACCATTGAAGTCTAATCCCGAATCGTGGCGTTTGCAAGCATACGTCGCTGTCGGGGTGTCGGGGTATGGTCACGACACGCCCAAGGGGAAAGTCTCTAGGACGCTTGCGTTGGGAGGTAGTCGGCCATATGGTTGCTTACGCCATGAATAAATATGAGAACAAGCCGCCCGTGCTGGTGCAGATATCCGAGAACCGCGCTCTCGGGATCATGGCTGAGTCATCATCCTGGCAGGATTTTGCTTGGTCCGTGTCGATACCAACCAACGTGCGCGTTCTGGATGAGTGGGTAGAGCACAAGTGCAGATTCGTGACGATCGACTGGAGTAGTAAGTGAGCCTCCAGTTAGTAACGGGCAAGGACTACCTCTCCTTCTCTGCCGTCAAGAACTACGCCAACTGCGGCGAGCAGTTCCGCCTGGAGCGGATCGTGGGGATCCCTACGGCTGGCTCGTGGGCGTTATTCGGAGGCAAGGTGTTTCATACCGCCTCGGAGTACCTGGATCGCGGTACGCACCTGAGCATCGAGTTGGCATTAGAGGAAGCTTGGGCAGTCGAAGCGAAGAGCCTTGACCTAGACGCGCTGCGCCCTGGTGGCCGCGGGAAGGTTGAGGATGGCCCGTGGTGGAAGTCCCATCTTTCGGAGTATTTGCAACGTTATGTCGATTTCCGTGAAGGCCGCATGGCCGAGGGATGGAAATGGCTGGATCTGGGCAACGGAACCCCAGGTATTGAGTTCGGAGTCTGGGGACAGATCGGGGGCGTGAAGGTGGTCGGCTACGTCGATCGCGCCATGGTGTCTCCGACCGGCCAGATCTTTCTCATCGACCTAAAGACCGGCTCGTACAAGCAGAGCCGAGAGCAACTTGATGTGTACGCCGAGTTGATGCGGCAGCACTACAAGATCTCCCCCGACTTTGGTCAGTACTACATGGCGCGCAAAGCCGAGATCACCGAAACAGCAGCGTTCGATCGGTCCCCTACGGGACTGACTCATTGGTGGTCCGATGCAGCCAAGGGAATCTCCGCAGAAGTTTTCATCCCTAACCCCAATCCGATGTGCGCCTCATGCCAGGTGCAGCCGTATTGCCGGTTAAAGGGTGATCCAGGGTCCATCGCTCAATTCGATATGAAGAAAGGTAAGTGAGAAAGATGGCTGGCAAGTACCACTACACAGTCTCGGCGAACTATTGCAACGTCGAGCACGACACGATTGAAGGACTCGCGGACAAGTTGCGGGACTTTGTGAACCACGAGGAGATTCCCGTACTGCTGGAGCAGTTCGCGGTTGTCTCCAAGGTTCCTGCTCCGACGCTGGGGCAGGCGATCACCAACGCCAAGTCGTCGCTGGGTGCGTCGGAGGTCAAGCCCGACCGTCCCGCTCCCCCAGCTCCGGTTCCGCAAACCGCTGGCGGCGATATGCGCGTGGTGGAAACGAAGTATCCGGACAAGTTCTTCATCTACGACCACCCCAAGGCGATCCTTACCCCGAACGGCACAAAAGCCATTCTGTTGTGGGCTCGCTCTTCCAATGGCAAGCCGTACACCAAATGGGTGGACGAGGATGTCGCCGAGCGCGGTAAGGGTCAGCGCGACGCATGGGGCGAGATGACTGAGTGGAATTTCGACACTTCCAATCTGCCGGAACTCGCTAACTCCTAAGTTTCCGCATTCGCGGAAAGCCTGCTGCTCATACCACTTGGCGAGCATGAGCAGCGGAAGGGAAGTGCGGGGCGGCTAATCCCCTCGTTAGTCGCCCCGCACATTCACAGAAAGGAAGTCATGCCCAAGGTAGATGAGCAGCCGTGGTGTCCGCATTGTGGGGCCGCCGCAAACTTTGATTGCCATAGGTATCTCATTCGCTGCACCGATCCGGAGTGTGGGAGGTACTACTACCGATGAGATTCGTGTCCACGTTCGCGGGAGTCGGCGGCTTTGATCTTGGATTTGAGCGCGCTGGCCTCTCCTGTGTGGGCCAGGTCGAGATCGACAAGAAATGCGTAGAGGTTCTGGCTAGCCATTGGCCGGAAATAGATCGGCACGACGATATAGAGACAGCGAGAGATTGGTCGGATGCACAAAGAATTACAGGGTCAGTCGATGTTGTTTGCGGAGGATTCCCTTGTCAAGATGTCTCCATCGCAGGAGTCCGCAAAGGACTTGCTGGGCAGCGTTCCGGATTGTTCTTCTCCGCTGTCGCTTTCAGTACGCACACCCAAGCAAAAGTTATTGTCTTGGAGAATGTGCCAGGACTTCTCAGCAGCAACAAAGGACGCGATTTCGGCACAGTCGTCACTACATTGGCCGAAGCAGGGTATCCGCACATCGAATGGCGAGTGCTGGACTCGCAATACTTTGGAGTGGCCCAACGACGCAAGCGTCTGTTCATTGTCGCAAGTGTTGGAGCCCCGCGCGGCCGAGCGGTACTCGTTGAGTCCCAAGACTTGTCGGGGGATTCTGGAACGCTCCAGCCGCAGAGGGCGGTCACTACCGTCGCTCTTACGTCAAGCCTTGGAACAGGTGGGCCAGACGACAACCAGGCCAGGGGAAATCAGTTGATTCCCTTTGCCAAGGGTAGGCGCGCTCAGTCGAATACCGACTACGAAACTTGGGTTGAAAGCAACGTTACCCCGACGCTGAACACGTTTGAGAATCACTCCGAGTCCCGAGCCACGACGCTGGCTATCGGCCTGAATTGGCAGAACGGCGGAGGCTACGGCAACGCTAACGACGGCCTCGGTATCACGATGGAGGCTACGCCCCCGCTATCAACGAGTCAGATTCCCGCGGTTGCTTACGAATGGAACGTGCGTCGCTTGACGCCGGTTGAGTGCGAGCGACTACAAGGATTCCCCGACGACTGGACCAAAGGCTTGGCCGACTCAAATCGGTACAAGCAAATGGGTAACGCCGTGACCGTTCCGGTAGCCGAGTGGCTGGGTAAGCAACTCATGGAGGCTTACGCATGAGGCAACTACATAAGGCGGTGTTGTCCCCCGCGGCTCAGGCTCCGTCGATCCCGAATATGTGGGAAGCCTTAACTGAGCGCGGGATCTCCATGCGCGTCGGTGAAGTGAGCATGATCTGTGGGCGGCCGAGTACCGGCAAGTCCATGGTGGCTCTGAACTTGGCTTACCGCGCGCAGGTTCCAACGATCTACATTTCCGCCGACTCACACCTGGCAACTCAGTCGATTCGACTCCTATCCCTGATTACAGGTATGCCGCAGTCCGACGTCGAGGAAATGCTGGTGCATGACAAGGACCGCGCCAGCGAACTATTGCGCGATACGTCAAACATCCGGTGGAACTTCCTGTCGGCTCCGACAGTCCAGCAGATCCGCGAACTCGTTGAGGCGCACGCTGAGATGTGGGGCGACGGCCCGATGTTGCTAATCGTGGACAACCTGACCGACGTCTTGCGAGACAACGGGGATGAGTGGGGGAAAGAGTTTCTTAAGGATCTCAAGTTTCTGGCTCGTAGCTGGAACTTGTGCGCATTGGTGCTTCATCACATGAGCCTGTCTAGGCCGCACCCCGAGGGCACGGTCCCATCCATGGAGGCGATTCAAGGTAAGACTGCCGAGACTCCCGCTCTGATCCTGTCGGTCACATCAACCGAAGGGTGGCTCGGTCTGGGAGCGGTGAAGAACCGCTACGGCTACATGGACAAAGACGGTCGGATAGTCGATTGGTTTGACTACGCCCCCGAGCGCGCGTTCATAGGTGAGGCGACCGAGCGATGAGCGACTTGTTTCCTTTGGATGACCACGAGCACAGGACTGATGGGCCTTACGAGCCGTGCAACTTCTGTGGCCTGCCGTGGGAGGAACTTGATGAGTAGCGCGAACAAGCGGAAGGGCAGCGCATGGGAGCGCGACCTAGAGAACTACCTCAACGAGATGGGACTCGACGCCCGCCGGCTACCGCGGGCTGGCAGTAAAGACATCGGGGACATCTCCATCCGCACAAAGTTCTTTGACGCCATTGGCGAGTGCAAGAACGTGCGCTCCGCATGGGACAAGATGAAAGATTTTCTGCGGCAAGCGTTCACAGAGGCCGACAATTACAGCGAGAAGTACGACAAGCCCACGATCGCGTTCGTCGCCACCAAGACTCGTCAGTCTGGCCCTGGCGAGGGTCGCATCGTGATGACCGTGGACGAGTTCATCAACCTGCTCCGGTGGGGTGGTATCTCGTGAGTTACGACTTTTCTATCGGTCCCGTGCTGGAGCACTACGGCTGGACTCTGCCGAGCGAGCGACCTGGATGGGTTCCCGTCAAGTGCGTGGAACATGACGACAGGCAAGCAAGTGCCTCCGTCAATTTCGACAAGAACGCCGTGAACTGCCATGCGTGCGGATTCAAGGGCGACGCCTTGAAAGTCATACAGATAAAGGAAGGATGCGACTTTGGACAGGCTCTCAGAATCGCAAAAGGAATCGCTGGAGAAGGCAACGGCGGCGTATCAAGAGAACATCGAGGTCGCTCTGCCTTACCTAGTGAGCAGAGGGCTAACCGAGGGGACCGTCAATATGTTCCGTCTTGGCGTCGTAGCCTCAGATACAGCGAGTCTGGGCGATGAGCGATACGTCGGACGACTCGCAATCCCCTACATATGTGCCTCCGGCGAGGTCGTTGCGTTGCGGTTTCGCACCCTGGACGACTCCACGCCTAAGTATCTGTCGCGTAGCGGGGCCATGCCTCACCTATTCGGGGTTAGTTGCTTGCTCGGTGACAGCCGAGAAGCAGTCGTCGTCGAGGGGGAACTAGATCAGATGACCCTTACACAAATGGGCGTGACCGCCGTGGGTGTACCAGGGTCGAAGGCTTGGAACAAGTCGTGGCGATGGCTCTTTGAGGACTTTGACCGGATCATCGTCCTGGCTGATGGGGACGAGGCTGGACGAGATTTCGGGAAGAAGATGGTCGAAGAAATTGACGCGACCATGGTCGAACTTCCCTCTGGCGAGGACACGAACTCCATCTATGTCAAACACGGAGCTGAACAACTACGAGAGATATTGAGAGCACTATGACCTACGGAGGAATCCCCCGCTATGACTGGCCCAGCCTTGACAGATTACGAATGGACAAGAGTGCTGGAAATGCTGAAAGCCACGGGGATGCAAATTGTCTCAGCGAACCAAGCGGACGGGACGGTTCTGTTGCGCGTCCCCCAGGTTCGCCAGACTACGGGATAACAAGTTACGAGCTGGCGCAATACGTCAGAGACTTTGCTCGCTGGTGCGCCCAGCGGGTTGAGGGTGATGGCATGGTGCAGTACGACCGTGGCACTCATCAAAAGTTCGAGGAGATGAAACTTCAAGAACTTATCCAAGGGTTACAGGAAGAACTCGCGGACGCACAGAACTACATCGCCATGATTTCCCTTCTCATAGGCCGACTCGCCAAGTCACTACCGAAGGAAAGTGATGAGCGAGAAACAGGTATGGGTAATACCGGATCTCCAGATCCCGTATCACGATAAGCGATTTGTCTCCGATGGGTTGGCTCGCGTTATTGCGGATAACCGCAGGGACATTGGCCGAATTATCACGATCGGCGATGAACTCGACCTTAGTTCTTTGGGTCGCTGGTCCGAAGGATACGCGGAGCAATTCTCCAAAAACCTAAACCGTGAGCGCGACGAGTGGGTTCGGATTGCGAAAGAACTCCAGGTAACCGACACCATCCGCAGCAATCACACAGACAGGCTGCACAAGCAGATCGCTTCCAAGATCCCCTCGCTCGGCTCGCTGCCGGAATTGAGCCTAGAGAACTTCATGCGCCTGCCCGAGCTGGGTATCCGCTGGCATCCAAAGGGTTTGCGAATCAAGGATTGGCTGTTCATCCATGGGGATGAAGGCCGCACGAGCCAGGTCGGAGGCATGACGGCTGTCGCCAACACGCGCGCCATGGGCCTCAACATCTGCCAAGGCCATACACATCGAGCCGGTCTAGTTCCAACGACGCAATCGTTCATGGGTCAGATCACTCGCACTCTTTGGGCGTTAGAGGTAGGTCACGCGATGGATCTCCGCCGTGCCCTCTACACCAAGACGCACCAATGGCAGAAAGCGTTTGCCGTGCTTACTCCGATCGGCAACACGCTCTCCCCCATGCTCGTGCCGGTCATGGGTAATCGTTTCATCTACAACGGGAAGGAATATCGCTGGTGAATGACGAGTTGTTTCTCAACACGCTCGTCGCCAAGGCCGTTACTCAAACGGCGAAGCAAGTCGCAAAGTCTCAAAGGGAATACATCCCAGAGGATGATCTCCGTCAAGAGGCGTGGATATGGGTGTTCGCTCACTCCAGGAAAGTCCATGGCTGGCTTGACGATGATGAGACAGCCTCTCAGAAGAATGCCAAAGGGTTACTTTCATCTTCTCTCCGAGTCCATCTACACAAGATGTGCCAGAAAGAGCGGATGCGGCGCGACGGGACGAAACCCGACGACTACTACCACTACTCGCGCAGCGTGGTGGAGCAGCTACTTCCGGACGCCTTTGATCCGGACGCCGGCACAACCACGGTAAGCGCGGCCCCCCACGGTGAGTTCGTCCGCGCGTCAAAGCAGCCATCCGAAGGATTCGAGTACCACGCCATGCTTTCCGATATCCGTGCCGGCTTGGCCTCACTCCCACCAAACGACAAGAGGCTCCTGTGGGATCGGTTCGCGTTCGGGGGCAGCGACGTCAAAGTCATGGCTGCCTCGGCCAAAGTCAAGGATCGGACTATGCGATACCGATTGTCCCGAGCGATCAACAGGCTGATTCGATCTATCGGTGGTGAGCAACCGAGGCGTATGCGACAGCGGCGAAGTAACGCTGCTGCTCAAGTGGATACTCGACGCACAGAGGAAGGCGCATAGGGAAAGGCCCCCAGGTACATTGGAGTGAAACCCAGGGGCCTTTCCGGTCTATTCTACGGCTTGGCAGCACCGTAAACAAGCACGCACGAATCGCACTTGATGACTAGGTGGGGGCCGTAGTCCGACTGCAAGACTGTGTTGTTGTCATCTTTGCACTCGGGACACAGGTACGCACTCATGCCATTCGGTGCTTCCGCATAAGCGAACGCTCAATATCTGTCGTCCCGCCCCAGATCCCCAATTCCAGGTACGTCATGGCGTGCGACAGGCACTCGGATTGGACGGGGCACTTGCGACAGATCTGGACTGCGACCTGGACGTTCTCGCGAATCTCTTGTGTTTTCTCGTCCTCGGAAGTGGACATCCAATACTTTGGATCTTCCCCAATGCACGCGCCTTGGTCCATCCATTGACAGTTTTGGTAGGTCAGAGGCAGATCCATTAGGGCGCGATTCCTGTCTTGACGCAGCGGATACCGCTGCTGCCCACCCATTACGGCCTCCGCCCGTTGCAGGTGTGGCCGTTCCAATGTCTCCATCCACCGTTGGTTACGACAGCGACGAAACCGACGTCCTGGAAATACCCGTGCCACTCGTAGATCGGCATGGCCTGTAACTCGACGCGGATTTCTTTGGCTACGGACTTGGGTACGCCTTTGCTTTTGAGCCGGTCGGCAACGATGTAACCCAACGGCTCGTTCCACGACGAATTGAGGAACTGCCAACGACCGGACGCAGACGAGCTGGGGTTACGAGCCCCGACTCCTGACTGGATCTTTTCCAGAGTCCCACCGCTTTCGCGGTCGCAAACGCAAGCCGCAAATGCTCGCCACTTTTTCGGCACGCGAGCGGCTTCTACGATCTGGTCACCCCATGCGCCCTTATGGGGTTTCTCCATGTTTACTTCCTGGGTTTGCAGCGTGTGATGGTCGGGGCCGCCAGCCTGTAAAGGGGCCGCACTCAGGGCGGCGGCCAGGGATAACGTGGCAAATGAGGCGATCAAAATAGTTCCTCCTGCTCGTGGTGGTATTGCTCTATTTCATGGCTGTTGAGGCGCGTCACGACTCCTACTGCGCCGGAACTAGCACTAAAGATTTCCCCCTTTTTGATTGCTGTATTTGCAGCGTTTGGCGTGGGGTAAACGCCGTATGCGAACAGCCCTACCCCTGGATCTCGGACCAGCACAACCCACATCTCGCGTGCGAGAAACTGCTCCAAGCTCGCGTCCCAGGCTGCTTTCGCTGCCTCGCTGACAGTCTTGTGCGGCAACTCCAGGGCTGTTTCCAGGGCCGCGCGTTCGTTCTTGCGGAACGGGAATCTCATGGGTGCTGCTCCTTTGCTGCGGCGTTGGCTCGGATCTGTCCGGCGAGATGTTCTAGAGCCTCGGCGGTGTGTACGTCGTCGCCTGGTGCGAGCCACACTTGGAGTCGGACGTAGGCGTCGTGGTTTCGCTCCTCGACTCTGAGGAGTTCGGTGGACTTGGCCCAGACGTTCGCGAACAGTTCGCAAGCGTTGTATTTCACCTGGCCTTCGGCCAGCACAAGATTGGGTGTGCCATCCAACTTGACGCTCGTGTCTCCAACCTCGTAGGCGGCGCGTCCGTCGGGGTATCCCTCGAACTGATAGTTGCGATACAACATGCCGTGGCTGTACGGGCCGCCGTACTTGGTTTTGATCCAGACCAGATCGTTTAGTTTCTCGCGCTCGTAGTTCACGTTGCGTTTTCTGGCTCGTGGCAGGGGCAGGAGCATTCCAACCACTCCCATCCCCTGCCGTAGCAGCGATCGTGTTCGGGCTGCTGCCCGACACGCTTTTTGCAGTAAGCGGAGATCGCTTGGAACGTCATCGGCTTACTCGGACGTTGCTTGCTGGGTGTCGAGTTTGCGCGCGTTCCAGGTTGCGGCCGTGCTCGCGGCCGCGCTCGTAAGCGTCGTGGTGAATGAACAGTCCGGCGACGATGATCGTGCCGATCGTGAGGGCCAGGTAAAGGGCCATGGTTTTCCTTTCGGGAGATGATGGCAAATTGGGCTAGAGAATGCGGATTCCGCGGCTGTTTTCTAGGAACTCGCAGAACTCGATGATCTGCTCGGCCACCAGATTGCGTGGTGTGCAGTCGATGATGTTGGCTCCGAGGGATCTTTCGATGACGCCCATCAGGTCGGACGTCGGGTTGTTGCTGACCTTGGGTGTCTCGGGTAGGCCGTTTTCTTGTATGTGCCAGCGGACCTCGGCGGCTATGCGCGTGCAGGCTTCCTCGTCTATGAAGTCGCCAGCGTTGCTGAACCAATTATCTTTGCCTGGGGTGATCGTGTCGATCGTGGCTCCAGCAACGTCGTAGACGTAGCCGCCTAGTTTTGACCAATGCCCAATGCTCGACCGCCAATAATCATTCTCGGGGTTGATCGGATCGTGGGCGTAGATGTCCATTCCCATTGGTGCTCCAATGTTTGCTCTCGGAGGGCTCTCCTCCTGGCAGCCTCCGGACAGGCTGTGGAACCTGGCCGGAGGCCACCACCAGGAGATCCGGCGGATGGTGGCAATCTTACCCGCTGATCTCAGCTCGGGCGTGGGCGAGCTGGGCTCGCGTGTCGCGTGCGAGCCGGTCATAGGTGAGCGTCATGCGATAAACCTCCCCTCTCACCTGCACCCAGGATTCCGGCGTGAGCCGTTCCCGCGGGTACAGGGTTTCGGCGTTAGTCATCATCGCGTCAATCGACCAGCACTCCCGTATTAGGTGCTCCCAGCACTCCTGGAGATCCCTGGAGAGTTTCGGCCAGCCCGTCCCCTTGGGCACTTCGGTCACGGTTTTGGTGTAGTCGGCGAGGCGTTCTCGCTCTCCGGTGACCTCGGTCGTGTTCACGGCGCAGATCGCCAGGAATCCTTCGGGCGTGAGCCAGGATGGGTTTTTCATCGCCAGACCTCCCGTATTTCATTCAGGGCGCGGATCTCATGGTCGATACCTGCGAGCACGGCAAGGCGCATATCGAGTTTTCCGCCGTACCCTTGCAACTCGCCATTCCGTTCCCAATGACCGCCTCTCCCCCATCTCTCCATGGGATCTTCGGCGGCGAGATCATGCTTGAGCCTGTGCAACGTTCCTATGAGATCGTCAATCTGGTTTTCCAACAGTTGCACTTGCTTTACGCGGCGGCGTTGTGATTCGCCGAGCGCGCGATGGACCGCTTCGACCGTCGCCTGCCTTTGCACTTGTACCTCGCTCATCGGAACACCCCTTCCAACTCGACCTGGACGCTTATGGCGTTCTCGGCTACCCAATCGGGCAAGCCTTGATCCTGGGTGAGGAACTGCTTGGCGGTTTTGGTCGCGTCCTCGTCATCGTCGGCCATGACCATCGTCGTGATCGTGAACAGGTCGTGAACGATCGTCACGTTGTAGAAGCCGTCGGGGTACGCGCTCATGCCGTCACCCCCGCGCAGTCCATCTCGGCTGCACAATGGTCGGCGCAGTTCCCGCAGGTTCCGCACCATTCGCGCTGCTGCTCGTCGCAGGGCTGGGCGCAGACGTCGCAGGTTGGGGTCGGTTCGGCCCCGACCTCGGCTCCGCAATCGACGCAGATCCGGATCTCGCATTCTTCGCACTTGTCACAGTCCAGGAATCGCCACTCGGATTCCTCGCAAACATGTATGTCAGCAGAGAAGTTCTGCGGATCAACATTGTCCTCGACGGAAGTTACGGGGCGGCGGATAAAGCCCGTCCATGCGAGATCGACGCTCTGAACCCAGGTGCGGAACTCGGCGTCCTGGATCTCTCCGGCGTTGTTGTGGATCGCTGGGTCGTCCACTTGGGCGCAGGTGTAGGACTCCAGACAGTTTCGCTCGTGCTCTGTGAGGGGTCGATCCGTGGTGAATCGGATCGTCACCTCGTACTTGTGGTGCAACATGGTTTCTCCAATGTTTCTGCCTCTGCTCATCAGGCGCGGGTCGGCACTCCGCGCGACGCCCTCTCGGGCGTTTCGCTAGGCCCAGGAGGGCTTGACGTCTACGTTCCTCCAATCCGTGCGGATGTTCTCGTGGGTGGCTCCGGCGTAGTCGGCGATGATCTGGGCAATCTCCTGGTCGGTCGGGCAGGGGAACTCCTGCTGCGGATACCACCAGAAGTCCTCGCCATCGTCGTCCAAGCCAATGCAGAACCCGTCCCAATCCGCGAGTGCTTTTGTCCACGATGGGGTCGTGAACCATCCAGGCCCAGCGACCGCGAGGGCGTTGTCGATTCCGTCGGCGTAGACGTACATGGTGGCGGTTCCGCCTCCGGTCTGCTCCAACTTGACGTCGTAGCCCGTGATCTGTCGGACGACGTAACCCACGGCGTTCAGATCTATGGGCGGCCGATTGTTGTTCCAGGTTTCCCGTCGATCTTGCTCTGTGAGCATGAGCGCGTGCTGGGCTTCTTCGGTCGATTGGGTGAACCCAGCGACGTCGAACATGGCCGACAGGTAATTGTTTGCCCAATCGTGGTCGTCGGCTGTCCGTACTGCTTCGGTTAGGTCGCCCATCGCCTCGGCAATCTTGTCTAGGGCAGCGTCGATTCTTTTCTTGCTCTCGCTCATGCTCGGGCCTCCTGTCGATCGTTGGTGGCGCAGCCAGAGCAGCCTTCGGGGTGTCCTGTTTCGATGTCCCAGCCGACTACCGTCGGGTCATCCAGCCATTCGGCGACGTTCCACTTCCGAGGGTTCTCGCCCTCGTCCGCGTACAGGTACACAGTCATCGTGATTGGCTTGCTCATGATTGGGCCTCCTCGCGGCTTGCGCGCCACTCGGCGATCGCAGCTTTGGAAGCGGCGGCGCGTTCCTCGTAGTGGGCGATCGCTTGAGCGACGACCTCTTGGATCTCGTACAGGTCGCCAGGATCTAGGTATTGCCTGGAGTGCTCCAGGGGTGCCCAGACGATCTCTATGTCGTCAATCGCGTCTCCGCTGTGGATCTCGACGGATAACCCGCGGAACTCAATCGGGGCCATCGCGTCAGGTTCTTTGCGTTCTTCCCTGGTTTCATGCCAGGAAACGCTGAACGTGGTCATCATGCGTTCTCCAATGTTTTGACTCGGCTCGTCAGTAGCGGGTCGTCAAGCCGCTAGACCGCCCCGTGGGGCGGTTTCGCCTAGACGTTGAGGAATTGCTCCAGCACGCTTTCCTGGAACTTGTAGACCTTGCCGTCGGACAGGTCGCGCATGAGCAGCGGGTACTTTCGGCTCCGGTACGCCCAGCCCACTACGACGTAATCGCGGCCGCGGATTTTGCGGGGTGTGGTCATCCACTCCGCGGGGTCTGGCACTCCATGGATTCGGGCCATCGTGAACCAGTCCTGAACCTGCGGGTCGCCCTCGTCGATCCCGTCCGCGTTCACGCTTTTTCCGTGGGCTTTGATCGTGAGGGCGTATAGGTCGCCGTACTTCGCGCTCGTCTTGTCCATGGTGAGCCCGTGGGCTTCCAGGATCGGTTCCACGGCTGCGCGGATCTCGGCGGTTACCTTGCGGCAGGTGTCTGCACTTACGTTGGTCATGCTGTCTCCAATGTTCGGTTCGGGGGCTGGGTCGCCTCCCCTAGCCGTCCAGCGCGCTGGGCGGCGTAGGCAAGCGGTCAGCGGCGGATCTCGTCGCGCACCATGAGCGTCTGTTCCATGAATCCGACGGCGAACAGCGCGGCCATGAATGCCAGGTATGCGGCGGTCATCGCGTGGCTTTTTCGATGATGTTTGCCACTACTTCCCGCGCGGTCTGGGCGTGGTGTCGCGTGCATAGGTCGATCCATCCATTGACGGGCGTCCAGGTGGCGACCTCGGCAGGCTCGTAGCACCACAGGCACGCGGTCGGGATCGGGTGGCAGGAGCAGTCACAGACCGCGCGGGGGCGGCACTCGCACGCTGCGCAGTCCGTCCACGTGCGACGGTCTGGCGCGGTCATCGGGTCACCCCTGGCGGGTCCACGCGGTAGGTCCCCTGGTAGTAGGGGCGGCTCAGGACGTCGGAGAGGCAACCGTGCCCCGTGCGGCAGATCCGCACGACGTCGCCAACACCGTCACGGGCGAGGAAAGTGTGCAGCGGCCAGGTCACTAGGTCGCAGCAATCCGTCCGGACGTGGGTCGGCTCATCGACGGGGGCGGCGGTTAGGTTCCGCGCGGTTCCTGGGGCGTTCATGCGGTCACCCCCAGGATGTTGCGCGCTTCTGCGTGGGCGTCGGCGGCCGTGGTGAATTTCTGGAATCCGTGGGTAATGATCTCGGCCGTGGTGAGATCGAACTCCCGAACTGTGTAGAGGCGGGGCTGGTCGTTCCAGGTGTCGCGCTCGCTCGTGACGAACAAAAGCCGAGCCCCGTCTGTGTGGATGGTCGGGAGCACGCGCGACGAGAACCAACGCATTGCGGCTTGATCGAAGAAGTGGAAGCCCGCGGCGGAGTTCTCGCGGCGGATGTCCCAGGTGGTGACCGTGCGCAGGTCGGCGCGGTCGATGATGTTCGGCATATCTGTCTCCAATGTTTGGCCCCAGGTGGGGCAGGTCTGGCCAGCATATGCCGAGGCGTGGGGGCGGACCATGGCAAACGCCGGACGTTATCAAATCGTTACGCACTCGAACCCTTTGCCACGGTATGTCTCGAAAGTGAGCTGGGTCCAGGTTTGTCCGAATTTCCTGGGGGCGGTCGCCTCGGCCGTCGATCGGTCGGGGCCTCGCGCTGGGGCTGCGGATCTCCAGCCCTGGATCGACGGTGGACGGGGCTGGGCTGCGGGCTGGGGCTCGGGGCTAGTCCTTCCGCACTTAGTCCGGCCGCGGCCGTGATGAGCCGCGGACTATGGACGGCGGGAGCGTCGATCGACGGGGGCACGGGCTCGGGGGTGGGGGTGGGTGGATGCCGAGCAGAGTCCGCCTACCCTCCCCCGCCCGCGATCGCGGGCGAGCGCGAGCGCGCGACCGACCCGAGGCTTGCTTGCGCGCGCGCTCGGGGGTATCACGTAGACCCCAAAAATTTCTAGGTTAGATAGAGCCCTTGACCAACCTTGACCAACCCAGCTCCAGGCTGAGATGCCCCTAGTTTCCGCATTCTAGGTGTGACCTCGATTACATTTCTAAAAAAATGTTTCCGGATCTCCAATCTCGCGGCGGTACTACTAAGTGGGGGGGTATTTGCGAGGAGAGAGCGCAGCGAACGACGAGTTTGGGGGGGTCGGCGTCGGCTCTTAATGGCCTCCGCCTCCCCAAGGAGGGGGAGAACGGAGGCGGCCGCTGCAATAGCGGAGGCCGCTGGAGTGAACCCCCTTCCACTCGGTCGCTCGCTCCGCTGACGCTCCGCTCGCTCCCTCGTAGGTTTCCCCCTTTTTGGCATCCATCGAATACTTTTCTGAGTTTGGAACCCTATGTCGCAATCGAAGAAGGCGAGTAAGTCGAAGCCTCGGGGTAGGAATGCGAATCTTGCTCCATTGAAGGCAGAAGTCCTGGCCTCCATCGGTCAGGGCGAGACTGTCGCTAACGCGATGATGGGCGTGAATCGCTCCCTAAAGACTTGGGAATCCTGGAAGCGAAGCGACCCGCAGTTTCGGGCGGCTGTGGAGCGGGTGCGTCACGGTCGAGGCGAGGCTCTGGCGAAACGCACGGATGATGATTTCCCGTCGTTCGCGGAGTTCAGCAAGGAGTACCTGGACGCCCCCGTGTGGCCGCACATGCAGAACGTGATTGACGTTTTGGAAGGGCGCGACCCGAGCTGGCAGCACCCAAGCATGGTGTGGGAGCGCAACGAGCAGGACTTGTGCATCACGAATCTTCCGCCGGAGCACGGTAAGTCAACAACCCTTACCGTCAATTACGTCGTTTACCGGATCTGCAAAGACCCGAACGTTCGCATCTTGATTATTTCCAAGACGGCGACGATGGCGCAGAAGTTCTTGCTGGCGGTAAAGAGCAGGCTGACCGGCCCCGCTTACGCCAAGTTGCATATGAACTATGCGCCTACCGGCGGATTCAATAACAACTCTGCGTCGTGGACGCAGAACATGATCTACATATCGGATGACAGTAGGGACTCCGGAGAGAAAGACCCCACCGTTCAAGCACTAGGCATTCGAGCCCACGTTTTCGGCGCGCGCGCCGATCTAGTCATCATGGACGACTGCGTGGATATGACGAACGCCCATGAGTACGAAAAGCAGATCGAGTGGGTGCAGTCGGAGGTCACTAGCCGTATTTCGACCAGCGGAAACTTCTTGGTCGTCGGGACGCGGCTTGCGGGTGAGGATCTGTATTCCGCGCTGCGCGACCCCGCCAGGTATCCGGAGGAGAAGTCGCCGTGGTCATACCTGTCTATGCCGGCGGTTTTGGAGTTCAACGAAAAGCCGGAGGATTGGGTAACTCTGTGGCCGTATGCCCACAAGCCGGAGATCGGCGCACGGGGCGAAATGGCCGAGGAAGTCAGCGAAGGACTGTACCCGAAGTGGGACGGCAAGCGGCTCCACAAGAAACGCGCGCGGATTCAACCGAGATCGTGGGCGTTGGTCTACCAGCAGGAGCAGGTCAATTCCGCTTCCATTTTCTCTCCGGAGATGTTGGCTGCGGCTGTCAATGGCGCACGGCTCACCGGAGTTATGCCCAAGAATCACAATGCAGTCCGTCAAGGGCGTGGTGGCGACGGACTTATTCACCTTCTAGGTGTAGACCCAGCAACTAGCGGACATACCGCTGCTGTGGTCGTCGGCCTCGACCCGAACCTGCACAAGCGGTATGTGGTCGATTGCTACAACAAGGCCGGTATTACGCCGGATGAGATGCGCGAGATGATCTGCGGCTTTATCGACAAGTACCAGATCGCCGAAGCGCGTATCGAACGCAACGGATTCCAGGGGTTCCTTGTCCACGACACGGACTTGAATCAGTTTGCATCGGCGCGCGGGTGCGTGATCCAGCCTCACTTCACGGGCAACAACAAGCATGACGCCGATTTCGGGGTTGCATCCATGACGACGTTGTTCTCGGGCTGGGAGGACGGCGAAACAATGATCGAGTTCCCGTCGTCTATCGGATCTGAGGCAGTCAAGGCTCTGATGGAGCAGTTGGCTATCTGGGCTCCGGATGCGCCTAAGACGCAAAAGACAGACCTAGTAATGGCGTTGTGGTTTGCCGAACTTGCGTGCCGTGATCGTGTCTTTCACACGATCGGTAAGACACATATCAACAATCCGTTTGCTACGCCGTGGGATCTACGGCAGCAACGCACTATTTCTTTGCTTGACGCTCAAGCGCATCAACTCTGGAAGCCGGTGGGAGCGTAAATGGAGTACGAAAAGGATCTGCGGAAGCGATACGAGGCGGCTAAGACCCGCTTTGCGAATCGCGACAGCCGCATGAGCATGATCCGAATGGTTCGTCAGGGCCGCATGAACGAGGTCTATCCCGATATGTTCCCGACCGGCCCGCTGTCTACGGGAATCGTGGCGAACATGATTGACGTAGCGGCGCATGACTTGTCTGAGGTACTTGCCCCTCTGCCGACGTTCAACTGCGCGTCGAGTAAGTCTGTTTCAGACACGGCTCGGAAGTTCGCTGAGAAGCGGTCGCTGATCGTGCGCGGGTACGTCGAGCATTCGGACTTGTCGCGCCAGATGTACCAGGCGGCGCAATCGTATTTCAGTTACGGAAGCGTCCCCAGCATTGTGGAGATCGACGCAGAATCGCAGTTACCGCGGATCACGTTCATGGAACCCCTGGGGGCCTACCCCGTATTTGATCGTTGGGGTAACTGCATTGAGGCGTACTTCACTCTGCAAATGACGAAGGCCGACCTCATGGCGAAGTATCCGGAGACTGCGCAGGTTTTCCGCAAGCCTGGGTACAGCTCGTACCAGCGGGATGAAATGAACCTGCCATGCACCGTGGTCCGGTATCACAGCGCAGGTAGGAATGTGTTGTTCCTGCCTGACTATGAGGGTTTCATTCTTGAGATGGGCGCGAACCCCACGGGTGAGTGCCTGGTCGAGTGGACCATGCGGCCTAGCGTCGATGGTGAGCCTCGCGGCCAATTCGATGATGTGATCGGCGTGCAGGTTGCGAAGTCCCGCATGGCGATGCTCGCTTTGGAGGCGGCACAGAAGTCCGTGCAGGCCCCCCTCGTCCTCCCTCCTGACGCACAGGAACTTGCATTAGGACCGGATGCCGTGCTGCGTACTTCCAACGCGCAGGCTGTACGGAGGATTCCGCTAGAGGTTCCGTCAAGTGCGTTCGCGGAACAAGGGATGCTTGATAGCGAGCTGCGCGCTGGCTCCCGCTATCCAGAAGCGCGCACGGGCAACATCGACGGTTCCGTTGTGACAGGCCGTGGGGTGCAAGCCCTGATGGGTGGTTTCGACTCGCAGATCCGGACGGGTCAAGCGATGTTCGCGCGCACGTTTGAGAACCTGATCGCTAAGTCTTTGCGCCTGGACGAGAAACTGTGGCCCAACGTTGAACGCACCATGCGCGGCAACAACGATGGAACGCCCTACGAGATTAAGTACAAGCCCGCGCGGGACATCAAGGGCGATCACACAGTTGATGTGGAGTACGGGCTGCTCGCGGGCCTTGACCCGAACCGTGCCCTCGTATTCGGTTTGCAGGCACGCGGCGACAAACTGATTTCTCGTGACTTCCTGCGTCGGCAAATGCCGTTCTCCTTGGACGCGACTGAGGAAGAGCAGATCGTTGATATTGAGGAAATGCGCGACGCGCTGAAAGTGGCCGTTGCTGGCTACGCGCAATCCATTCCCGCCCTTGCTCAGTCTGGACAAGATCCCGCCCAAGTGCTTTCAGTTGTTGCGGACATCATCGAGGGGCGGGAAAAGGGCAACCCGATCGAAAGTGTTGTAAAGCAAGCCTTTACACCCCCAGAGCCAACTCCCGAGGAGCAGATGGAGGCGGAGATGTCTGCCCTTCCCACCAGCAGCGGAGGCTTGGGTGGAGACGGCTTGAACCCTGACGGCACTATGCGCGGCGTCGCACCAGGCCAGCAGGGAATGGGGCCAGGTGGTCGCCCTGATCTTTCCGTGATGCTCGCTTCCCTTGGCTCAAACGGGGAACCCAACTTGTCGGCTGGAGTCAGCCGGCGTCTGCCGATCTAGGAGTTGAAATGGCAAGAGAAATTATGACGGGCATCCGCATGGGACAGCACCTAGCCGTGTCGATGATCGCGTCTAATTCCGCCTACAACCCAGACATCGCGGACGACCTGGCTCGACGCACCGCCTGGATGTTCGGCGAAGCCTTGCAGCAAATGGACGACGTAGATCTCATCGAGCACGAATACGACAACGACGATGACGACTACCCCGAGTCGGACACGAAGGAATTACAAGACCCCCGCATAGTTCGTTTTATGGACAGTTTGGAGGAGGACTCCGATGCCTAGAGGCGGATATCAAAAGCCGTCGCAACCAGCACCCGTGAGTGCCCCAGGCAAACTGTCGCGAAGAACGGACGGCGGACCGGCGCAGACAACGCAGAAAATGACTGGCCTCGCATATGGCGAGAATGCTGATTTCAACGAAATGCAGTCTGCCGCCCCGCTCAGGGCTACCCCTGGCGCGGCGATGCAAAACCCAAATGCGTCATCGCGCGCTAGGGGTGGCTCTAGTGCGCCCCGCGAAATGTTCACACCTACAACACGACCCATGGAGCCGGTAACAGCCGGTGCGCCGTTTGGCCCAGGGGACGGACCTATGCGCACCCCGAGGCGCACGGTTCCAACCATCAGCGACACGTTGACGATGCTGGCAGAAGCCTCCGGAGATCGGAGCCTTGCCACCGCAGCGGAGCAAATGCGACGTAAAGGGAGATAGATGGCAACCGCAGACCGCTTAGAGCGGGACGCGCAGCGGCGTAATCCGTGGCCCTACCTCGACAAAGTTCTGGCTGACACCAAGAAAGCCGACGAACTGATTTCACCATACGAAGATATGCGTGGTGATACGGCCGTCGAAGCGGCCGGATTGGATTACATCGACACGAATCGTGAACTTAACAAGAAAGCGATGCGTGCCGACGAAGCGCAAGCCAAGGGTGCTCAGTACGGCGGGTCGATGTACGACTACTACGCCGAGGAGAACAACTACTCTCCTGGTCAGACGTTTCTGGAAACCCAGAAGATGCTCACGGCCAACTGGCAGTCCCTTGAAAACCCTCGCAACCTTGACGACCTGAATGTCTGGGCGCAGATTTTGGCCCAGGCCGAGGATGCTGGTCTTGAGGTTTCCAAGGATGACGTCAGCAACATGATTGATTGGCGCAAAGTGAATCTTGCGTCCGATCGCATGGCGAAGTTGATCCTGGAAGATCCCAATAAGAATGCGATCGCAGTTGAGAACATCGCCAAGACCCTGCAAGCAGAAGATCCCATCTACGCCGGTATCGCCTTTGAGTTAGCCACGGAGAAAGTTACGGCGACCGCCAAAGATCCAAGCATTGTGGATAAGGGCGTAGCTGGTGCGTTGTGGGTTCTGCAAAAAGTTATGACGCCGTTCATGATCGCCAACGAAGAAATTATGCAGTCGATTCGCGGCGGCATGATTTCCGTTTATGACGCGGTTGACGCTCCTGGCGGGCAGGGCGCGCTAGGCAACATAGGTTCTTTTGCTTACGGCGCGACTGGAGGACGGAGCGCAGCCGAGAAGGGTAAGTACAACGAGGAATACATCGACTCGCTGTACGAAGCCACCGATGAGAACGGACAACGGCTCTACTCGGACAAAGAGATCCAGGTGGCCTTTGACCTCCACCGCAAGGCTGTCGATGACCCCGACTTTGATATCTGGGAAAGTTGGGTGGAGTACGCCAATGACTTGGAAGCGCAAGCAGTCATTGGCGGGATCATCGGAACCCGTGGCTTACGCACTACACAGCTCGCGGAACTCATGCGGCAGATCGATTCCGCGCATCTTGGCAATACCGGCCAGGTTATGTTTGGAGCGGCGGGCGACGAATACTCAGAAGCCCGCGGGGGTGAGACTCGTCAAGACGTAGCCAACGTCGTTGGCTTTGGGTCGAGCATCCTTTTTGATCCGACGATTGCCTCGTCAAAGGTTTACCGCGGCGTACAGGCCGCACGTTACGCACTAGCGGCCCTGGCTCCCGTGCCCACGGGGATGGTTGGAGCAAGGTCTTTATTGCGTATCGGTAAGGGCATTGGCCCTATCCGCCTTAACAACAAGACGTACCGATACTTCAACGCTCTGGCGAGCGACCTAAACAAGTACGACGAACTAGCAAAGGCGTTCAACGAGGCTCCGGTCGGAACCGCTGCCCAGGTACAGGCTCGACTGGCTCTGGATGGCGCGCGCCAGCGTATGCAGCGTCAATACGGGGAACTTCCCGACGACCTCATCGAAGATATGATCGACACCGTTCCGAGGAATGCCGACGGCAAGATCGGCGTCGATGAGATCGCAGACTTCATTGACGACAAGAACATGGACTTTGTTCAGTCCTACGCGGCCGTCGAAGCCCAAGCGATACAGGCAGGCGTGACGGTTAATGAACTTCCACGCTTTGTCATGGCGGCCCTTGACCAAATGGGCAAGGAGTCGTTCGACTCCGCGCTCCGCAGAGGCGGTCAGATCAAGCGCGGGGATATGGCTCCTATGCGTACCAGCGCGGGGGCCGTTCGCAGCGACCTAGCCAATCTTGTTGCGGCACATTTGATGCCTACCGGCCGCGCCGCGAAGATCATGCAGAAGTACGTCGATACTACTAACGCTGGAACTATCGCGCAGTCGATGTCTGACAACGCGACGGAGATCGGCGAAGCGGTCGGCGACTACAAACGTGGTGCTGGGTCAGTAGACGGATTAATTGTCACGGGCGAAGGATTATTCGATTCGCTCGGCAGGATGTTCTCATCCATCGCAGTAGATGAGGTTATTGATCTTACGACCGGCCAGGGAGCCAAGGGTGTGTACCGATACGCCCGCATGTTCCTGCCACGCAAGATGGCTGAGACTGTTGCGGCTGCATACCGCCAGGGTGACATCGGAGAGCGTCGCTTGCTGATGTCGGCGGTTGTACGCGCGGCAGCGCAATCTCGCGGTATCTCCGTCAGTAAGAAGCAGGCTGACAAGTGGTTAGAAACCTCGTCAGAGAAGATCAAGGTCACAGGTCGCCGCGAAGCGGAGTTGTACGGCCAGGAGATGACCGAGGCGACTCGCCCGTCGCGGGCACTTGCTGAGTCGCAGATGCAGACGGTTGCTGACGATGCGGCCGAGGAAGCAGCGGAAGCGGCGGCAGAGGCGGCCCGAGGCATACCGATCGAGTATTCGGGGTTCCGAACTTTGTCGGAGATTGTTAACGATAAGGCCGACGAGATTGAAGCACTTAAAGGCAGTCTCTCGCCAGAGGAGTTTAACGCTCGACTGCCTCAGATAGTTGCGGATATTAAGCGGGAATGGCGAGAACAGGTTTCTACTGACACCCCGCTTGTTGAGGAGTTTTACGCAACTAACTTTCGGTACGCGGACGAAATCCCGCAGGACGCCCCAAATCCGAAAGATTGGTACTTAGAAAACGTACCTGAGAATGGATCGCCAGAGACACCCCGACTTCCATCCGAAGTCGGCGGAACGCTGGGTGTAGACGCTCGCTTTATCAACGATGGAACCATCTCGTTGACCACGCTGTCGAACATCGCTGACGATCAGGGCCTTGACAACATGATCGCGTGGCTCTACACGGGGCTGCCCGACAACGCGGGCCAACTCGGTCGCTCCAACGTTGAACTTCCGATCAATATGCCAGGGCGCAAGATAGACCCCAAGACCGGCAAGCCGATAGCTGGCTGGAAGGGCGTTCCCGAAGATTGGTACATGGACTTTGCGGTCGGGCAAAAGCGGGGAAAGCAGCCTCGTATTGCTGTTCCGTGGGCGCGTGGCGGAGCCAAAGCGCGCAAGGAACAACAAGAACTTGACGCAGATCTTGGATTGACCGACGACGAATGGTTGGAATTCGAGCAAGCCCTCATCCGTGGGGAACTTGATGATCGCTTAGAGGAGTTCATGCTCGCCAAGCGCGAGGCAGCCGATCCTGGATCAAGGTTCGCTCCCCCGCCTGCACGGAAGATAACGCGCGGAGAGTTCTCAGAGCCAGCTCCAATTCCTTTTGTTACCGCCGAGGAAGCGGCCGCGCGTGTTTCTCTATCGGCCGACGATGCGGGAACGCAGAGCGCGCTGCACATGGATCAGACCACAGACAAGATGCGCTTGCCGACTCTGACTGACTTTGAGGATCTACGAAAAGAGATGGGTGGCCTGGGGCAGGCCATGTTTTATGGCAGCCGCGGCTTGGAAAGGTTCACTAACTTCTGGTCTATTGCGACGCTGTTCGGGTGGCGGTTCTCCATTCGTAACGCAATCGAGGAATGGGGTCTGTGGTTCCTGACCGCCGGTAAGACGACGGATCTCATAAAGGGTCGCATGACGTCTACGGCTCGTCGCCGCGCGTCTAGGGAGTTGTACGTTAAAAAGAACCTGGATGGCGAGTACGTTGTCGCGTGGAAGCCAACTCAAGGGCTTATCGGTCGCACAGTCGAAAAAGCCCGCGGGCGAATGGGTGGGGGCAAGACCCAGGCTGCTTGGCAAGACGAATGGAGCGAGGCCAGAGGATTCCCTGGCTTCTTCATGCGAAACATCATTATTCCCGTCTTAGCCCCGCGCGTCAGCACCGAGGCTTTGCAGGACGCCCTAGTGCGATACGCAGCCGGCGATCAAGAGCCGTGGCGGAAGATGGTCATGGAAGGCTTGATTGGCTACCGGATGGGTGGCCGCAGCATGGGTTCGATGGGTTTGATGAATGACGACGACCTACTAATTGTTGACCAAGTTCTTGGGTCCGCTCACGGCATGGCCTTGCTGGATGACGTAGCGCAAAGCGCAACGTACCTGAACAGCGCGCGTAACCCCGTCGGGATGAAGGCGGGCCGCATGGCCCTGGACGAGATAGACGAGAACCCTCCTGGTGTTATGCCAGGAACCATAGACAACGAAGCGGCGTACCGAGCACTCAACAGGGCTGTGGCAAAACTCAACAGCAAGGTTAAGACTGCCCGAAAGGTGAGCGGGTGGAACCGCACGCCCGCTAAGTCGCGTCACGCCGTAGACCAATGGCATCACCTGTTGCGTTCGGTTATGCAGAACGACGGCGAAATTGGGACAATCGCGGTTCAAGGAATCGCGGACATATCTTATGGCCGGACGACGGTTGCGCGCGTGCAGCAGCAGATTGCAGACGCAATCCGAAATGATCCCTCGGGTGTTTACACTCAACGGTTCTCGCGCCTAGCCACGGACGAGGGCATACAGCCGTTCGCTAATGACTACTTTGAGGACGTCTTGGCTTTGTTCCAGAAGCCGGACGGTTCGATCAGCACGCGCCTAGTCGATATGTTCTTTGACGCGGACGGCATCTACAAGGGGTGGTCGCGCGAAGAACTACTAACCGCACCAGATGAAGTCTTGGCATTTGACCGCGTGACAGCCAAAGACTTGCGGACGATTCCCGATAAGGAACGTCCAATGGTGATGATGCCCGAGTTCGAGGGCGAGCAGTACATTCCTTACGCCAACACGCTCCCGTCGCTATTTTCTCTTGATGGCTTGGCGGATCGGGCCTACATGTGGATGGGCCGCCAGAACGCTCGACTGTCACGGGAGCCGATCTTCTGGGGCAACGTGATTGCCCTGTGGCGGTCGGCTAAACCCCGACGGGATCAGTTGGCGCGAGCCATCTCGTCAGCCCGCGGCGAAACCTGGGAAGAACTTGACGACAAGGCCCAGCTCGCCAACCACAAGATTGCGTCTGAGTTGGTTGGTAAAGACGTCCTTGATCGGGCTTACAGCCTGTCATTAGCGTTCATGGACAACCCCATGAACCGATCGAACTTGGCATGGAAGGCGCGCAACGTATCGCGTTACTACCGCGCAAGTGAGGATTTCTACCGGCGGATGCGTCGAATGGGAACCTCAAACCCAGAAGGGTTTGTTAAGGCGGCCCTGGTGTACTCGTTGTTGGATGACACGGGGTTTGTCTACACGGACGACTACGGCGACAAGTACTTCATGTATCCGATGAATGGAATCGCTCAGAAGGTCATGTATCCGATGGTCGGATTGTTTAAGGGCCAGTTCGATCCATTTACCCAGGTTGAGCCGTTCGGTTTGGGCGGAAAGGTTCTGGGCCTGACGCCCTCGGCCGACCCCATGAACATGATTCCGCCGTTTACAAGCGGGTGGGGCCAGGTTCCGGCCGCTGCTTTCTTTGCGTGGCAGCCGGAGTTGGGCGGGTTGCGTGCGCTGATCCTCGGTCAGTTCAATCAACCAACCGGATCTATGTGGAGGGACATCGGTCAGGCGTTAGCTCCCGCGGGGGCCAAACGCCTAGGCGATCTCACCGATACCGAACAGGCTCAAACCGCACAGGCTGATTCGCTAATGAAGGCTTTGCAAACGATGTCTGGCTGGGGAATGTTCGACACCATCACCATGAAAGACGGCACGGTTATCCCGCTAGAAGAAGCCGAGCAAGGTCAGATCATGGCAAGCAACGAATACCAGGCGGCCGAGATCTATTCGACTGGATTGTGGATTTCCAAAAAATTCTTGTCGTGGGCTCTCCCTGCATACCCGCGAAGGATCGACACCAACGTTTCGGATTGGGCGCGTCAGAACGGCATCGACAACATGACCGATGCGTTCTACGACTTCACCGACACGGTTATTTGGGACGAGGAATACCTCAAACTTGTTGAAGAAGCCGTGGGTGAGGACATCTACGATCCATGGAATTACGCCATGGCCTCGTGGTGGCAGTTGCGAGTAAACCGAGTTCTTGACGGACTTGATCCCACGACCGAGGAAGGCTGGGACGGAGGATCGTTCCTACCGTTCACGGTCGGATCATTCGAGGACGCCGGAGATACGACGCAACAGCGTGCGAACTTTCGAGCTGTGGAAGGCACTTTTCCGTGGTATTTCGATGAGGAGAACGGTTACAAGTCGTACCCCGAGGAGCACCAATCCGCGTCGTTGTTCCTTGCGCCCCGCGAGGGTGAGTTCGACTACACGGGTCACTACATCGCAAAGTATTACCTTGCCACGCGCACCAAGAAGGCGTTTGACGATCGCGTTTTGTCGATAGTGGACTCCGAGTTTGACGCGGAGATCTCGCGCATGAAATACAAGTTCGATAAGAGGGAGCGAGAACTCGACCCCTACTCCCCCACTTATGCGGAGGACAAGAAACTTCTCAACGCCGAGCGCGACGAAACCATGGAGAAGTTCAAGACCGGCCGGTACTCCTACCGCGATGGTAAGTCAATACGGGGTGAGAAATTGCAAGCCCTGGCCGAGGTAGAAAACCTCCTGTCGTGGATGCGTACTGAGAAGTATGGGACTCCGCAAGAGCCTGCTGCTTTACCCGAGGGTAGTTCTGAGTATTTCATTCAACTCAGTATCGACATTCATCGTGAGGCAGAACAACTACTGGCCGTGGCTCCTGGCAACTCTCGGAGAGAAGTCTTGATGCGGAACATCGTCAAGAAAGATCGGGACGAGAAGTACGAAGCAATAAGTATTGAAAGCCCGAATGCCAAGAACTTTATTGAGTCAGTCTTGTGGAACCTTTAGGAGTGTAAATGCCTTGGAGATGCGAAACGGGCAAAGCGGAACAAGATGCAGCGGACGGCGAGTATTATTGCTACCTCTACGTTCAAGGAGAAAAGCGAAAGTTAGGCAAGGCTGAGTTTTACGTCGCCTCCGATGAGGAGAAAGAACAGGGATCATCGGTAACGGGACAAGTTGAGCCTGATGCTGGTGAGGAAATAAGCGTTCCAGCAACGGTAGGTGGAATCCCCTGGGATCAACTTTCCTCTAACGCAAAAATGGCTTGGTCGATACTCAACGCTGACGTTAACGACAAGAAGCAGGGCTACAAGCAAAAGAAGTCCGAGATCCAGACTCCCGAGGGGCCGGTCGATAAGTACGTCAAGACTTACGACGACGGCACGGTTGTCACCACAGAAACGCTGACGGAAACCGATCCGGTTATCAAGCAGAAGGGCGGCTACTACGACCGCCTTGATCGCATGGGTGGGGGTGAAGGCCCCGACATTATGACGTCGGAGTACGAGGCGCAGTCGTATCCGATGGACGTCATGGGAACTACGGGTGCGCGGGGAAACCCGCAGTACGACAGTTTCCAGCAGGGACTTGAGGGGTATTTCGGCCAAGAGTTTATGTCTTACACGACCGACCAGTCGGCGTGGAACCAGATGATAAAGATTGCCCAACGCCAGAACGTCAGCCCTTGGACTCTGCTGTCGCAAGGCAAGAAGAATTACGACCCTGACGCTGGCAAGAAGGGTGGCGGAGGGTCTGGCGGGGTCAGTTACTCCTATCAGGAAATGAATGAGGCTGACGTTCGAGTCCTTGCTAATGAGATGTCCGAGGCATTCATTGGCCGGCGGGTAACGGAAAAGGAGTTCCAGCAACTTCTCAAAAAGGTGCGCAAGGAAGAAGGCAAATCCCCAACCATCACATCATCCTCCGGAAACACGACGCGAACTAAGTCGGGAATCACGAACGCGGAGCGCGAGGAAGTTATGGCAGAGATCCTTAACGAAAACCCCGAGTACCGCGAGTACCAAATGGGTGAAGCCGCGTTGGAATACACGCGCAAGTATCTCGCCGAGCAGAAGCAGAAGGCGGCCCTGTGAGCGACAAAGACGACGAGAAAACAAAGAAGCAAAAGCGGGCTGATCGGGAAAGGTTCAAGCAGGAAACCCTTGAGGCTTACGAACTAGCCAAAAACGATCCTGACTTACTTGCAGCCGCTCGTAAGTTTGATCGGAAAGTTAAGAAGGGTGACTTTGACACCCCGAAGGACGCCGAGGACTACTGGCAAAACATACTTGATGAAAGCGAGTGGGTCCGAAATCTATCCAATGCGGCGTTCGGCTCTTACGTTCAAGAGGCCGACCCGACCATGGCGGGCGAGGTTACGGCTCAACGCTCATCGGTAGAACTTGATGTAGCAAATGCCGCTAGGCAACTTGGTTTGGAACTTGACCCCGCTCGACTCGCGGAACTCACCGAGATGGCGTGGCGCGAGGAGTACGACTCGGACGAGATCCGCAATCTTCTGCGAGATGACCTCACGGGAGCACTTGCCGCATCCGAAGATAACCTTGGATTCTCTGGGAACCTAGGTGACGCAGCGGCCGAATTGTCGGCGTGGTCAAGCCGCAACGGATTCACCATTAGCCAGAACGACGCGGACGCGATGCTGGCGAGCGTGACTTTCGGCGACAAGACTTTGGATCAGGTCAAGTCCGAGCTGCGGACGACATACATGGTGGGCGCGTTCCCCGCGTGGGCAGAGATGATTAACGCGGGAATAGACATTTACGAACTCGCTGGACCGTACCGCAGCGTTGCTCAACGAATGTTGGGTCGAGGCAATATGGATATGAACGACCCCATTATGAAAGAAATGATGCAAGTCCAGAATGCGGACGGATCTTTCTCGCAGCGAGCATTGTGGGAGGCCGAGCGGTACATCCGTAACACGGATGAGTGGCAAAGCACGGATGATGCGGCTGCCACTTACGCAAAGGGTATGAACGCCGTCAGCGCGATGTTTGGGTTTGGGTGATCTGAATGGTATTTGGGCCGATTGATCTAGGTGCAATTTCAACGCCTCAGTTTGCTGCCGAGATGCAGCGGATTCAGGATTGGGCCGATTCAGTCATCAATCCGCCGCTAACTACGCAACCGCAGGATCGGCAGCCGCAGCCTAGGCAGCCGGAGACGCCCACTTTAAGTGGCGCAGACGTTCAGAAAATGATCGACGCTGCATTAGCGCAACAAGCGGCTGAAACAAGGCGGCGCAAGGACCAGGAGGCTAAGGCCATCCTGACTGCCCGATTCCGCGAGTTCGGCGGCATGGAGGGTCTGATTGGTGACCTTGACCGTTTGATCCGCGAGTGGGGTAACAACGTCGAGGTCATCATGGCGAAAATACCCGAAACCGAAACGTACCAAACGCGCTTCAAGGGGTTAGTCGAACTGCGCAGGAAGGGCGTTACTGATATTCGCAACGAGTCCGAGTACCTGGGTCTGGAGCGCGAGTATCGCAGCGTGTTCCGTGAAGCGGGTATGCGCGACTTCCTGGGTCCGGATGGAACCCAAAGCCAGTTCGACGCTATTGCTGAACTCGTGTCCGATTACAGCGTGAGCGTGTCCGAGGTCCGTGCTCGCGTGAATGACGCGGCGCGAGTCGTGGCTGACACTTCCCCCGAAACCCTGGAGGCCATGCAGGAGTATTACGGGCTTGATACAGCGACTTTGACTGAGTACGTCCTTGATCCGGTTCGCAGTCAGAACAAGATTAACGAGATCGCTAACGCAACGTTGCTGGGTGGCGGGGCGCGTCGCGCTGGGCTGGACATCGACCTGGAAACAGCCCAGGGTGTTGCTGGGTTTGCCGGCAACAATGACGCGAACATCGGCCAGTATCAGCCAGAGTTCACCAAGGCGGCTGTCGTTCGGGACGCAACGGCGCGGCTTGCCAACATTGAAGGTAGTTCGCTGACGGATAGTGAAGTCGTCCAGTCGCAGTTGGATCTGAATGCGGACGCAAAGAAAAAGGTTCGAGGCTTGCAGTCTCGGGAGCGGGCACGCTTTGGTGGTCGGTCTGGGATCACCAGCTCCTCGCTTGACACTAATCGCGGGTAACACCGCGGGGGCGAATAGGAAAGACCTTACAAGAATCCCCACGAGGGCAGCGTAAGGAACGTGGGTTCGAGTCCCACCGCCTCCACTTCCGACTAGGACCGACCGGCCCCTAGCGAGAAACAGTCCGGTAGTCAGAGCCATTAGGCACTCCCCCAGGTGTTTTTTGTGGCTGGCGATTCACATAGAAGAGATAGGGAGAACACCAATGTCCGAAAACGACGAGTTTGACATCGACAACCTGGATGACGATTTGGGTACTGACGTTGTTCGACAACTCCGTAAGGCATACAAGGCGAAACAAAAGGAAGTGGACCAACTCCGCAAGCAAGTGGAGGAGTTTTCTTCTGCCAGCCGAAAGAGTGTCGTAGAGGGCGTTTTGACCGAGAAAGGCGTGGATGCGCGTATCAGCAAGTTCATCCCCGAGTCGGTCACGACCACAGATGAAGTTGAAGCCTGGATAGTTGAGAACGCTGAACTATTTGGGCTTGAGACGCAACCTCAGAAAGACTCTGAGGAAGTCCAGGCCGCAGCTCGTATTGCTTCCGTTGGGTCCGCCGCTACCGCGGTGGACGCGGGTGATCTGCAAACCCGCATCGCTAACGCGCAAAGTCAAGAGGAGTTGAACGAACTTCTGTTCGGCAACCCCTACGGGCCGGTCAAGTAATCCAATCACTACTACACCCTTAAGGGGGGTGAATCGCAAGAATGGCTGACAATTTTATTGACTCAGCGACTAACTCCGGTGCGTCTATCAAGACGCCGCCGACGGTTAGTTCGACACTCGCAGCAGGTGGGACGGGCACAGGCTTTGATGATCTAGTTGCGCGTGCGTATGACCGGATGATTGATTTCCAGTTGAGGTCCCAGGTTGTATTCCGGGACCTCGCTGACAAGCGTCCGGTCCAACAGGCGATGCCTGGTTACGCGGTCACATTCTCTCTGTACAACGATCTGGCTCAGGCTACGACACCGTTGGCAGAGGTAACTGACCTCGACGCGGCCGCGCTTGACGACGTTGACCAAGTTAGCGTCGTTCTCAAGGAGTACGGCAACGTGGTTGTCAACACTCGTTACGTTCAGGAGACTGCGTTCGCTGACATTGATCCAGCGATCGCCAACCTCATCGGCTTCAACATGGTGGACAGCCTGGACAAGGTTGTTTCCACCGTGCTGGACGGTGCTGCTGCCGGACAGACGGAGGACTTGAACGCTGACGTTATTACGGGTACTTCTATCCGTAAGGCTGTTGCCAAGCTCCGCGGAGATAACGTGGTTCCGCGTCAGGGTTCCTTGTACGCCGCGTACATGCACCCCGACGTCGCTTTCGATTTGCGCAACGAGACAGGTGCGCTTTCGTTTGAGGATATTCGGAAGCACACGGAGCCAAACGTGGGGGCTCTCCTTGAGCAGACCACGGGCGTTTTCGGTGGCACTTACGTCATCGAAACCTCTCGCGCTCCGCTTGCCACGGGTACTGGCCCTGGCGGTGAGGACGAGTACAGCACGTTCGTCGTGGGGCAGCAGGCACTCGCAGAAGCGTGCGCCGTTGAGCCCTCCGTGCGGCTCGGGCCGGTTGTGGATCGCCTTTCGAGGTTCCGCCCATATGGGTGGTACAGCCTGTGTGGGTGGTCTTTGTATCGCACAGAGGCACTCCGCAAAATCACTTCGGGTTCAACGATTGCGACTAACGCAACCTAATCACTCTTAGTGATAGTGGGAGGGGTCGGCTTCGGTCGGCCCCTCCTCGCGTTAAGGAGGTTTTGTGAAGATTCTCAGCACACCACAGATAAGTGAGAAGTACACGACGGATCGTTTGTTCGGCGACTTCGTAACCACGAAAACTCCACAGACATTACTGATCGAGGGTGGCGTCGGTTCGCTGGTGTCATACCCGTCCGCTGAGCGACTTCGACTCGCGGACTCGTACTACCTGGGTGGTCACCGTCACGAGTTGACGGACGCGCAGGTAACGGAGATTACTGCCGCAGGATTCAGTTCTTACATTGAGGACGTTTAGACCATGAGCAAATGCAGGACTGGCTGCCCCACTCAGGATTGTGGATCGTGGGGTGCTTGCGCTCGTAACGCAAACATGCGTATCGCGGGTGAGACGGCAGCGAAAGTAAACAAAGACTTGAACAGTTACGCCTACGCGAAATCTATTGGCTTGCAACCTGAAAAGAGCACGCACAAGGCGAGCATGGCGGCCATTAGAAGGGCAGGAGCATGAGCACTACTTTGGGCGATGTTGTTGACTCGACGCTCCTTTACTTGTCGGGTTTCACTTCTCAACAAGACCAATCGACGTATCTGCTGGGAAGCGTGACAACCACGGACTTGACGGCGAACGTGAGTGACGCTTCCGCTATTTCTCGCGGCGTGTGTGAAATCGGATATGAACTATTGCAGGTCGATAACGTCGATAGGGCTTCTCAAACAATCACCATCCCGCCTTATGGCAGAGGATTCCGTGGGACGACTGCGGCTACCCACGCGGCAGGTACTCGCGTCGTGTCCTCCCCACAGTTTCCACGGTTTTCCGTCAAGCAAGCGGTGAATGACAGCATCGGAGCCGTTTACCCAGACTTGTACGCGATTCAAGACGAGTACCTAACGGCAGATCCGACCAAAACTAACTTCATCCTCACGAACACAAACGCTCGTCATGTACTTCGTGTCGCTGGCGAGCGGATTGGTCCGTCGGGTGAGTTCATACCAATCCGGCATTACGAACTGCGGCCCTACGGCAGCGGTGGTGCGCAACTGAGTCTGTATGAGCAGCCGGTCCCAGGTCAACGTATTCACGTCCGGACTGGAGGCCCGCCTCAGACCTTGGCAAATGACACGGACTTGTTTAGCACTTCGGGCCTTCCGGATAGTGCCGTAGATGTGGTGCGCCTTGGTGCTGCTTACCGGATGGTTCCTTACTTAGAAACACCCCTCGTTTCGGGCCTGAGTGCAACCGCTGATCTTGCGGCCAACATGCGTCCCATTGGTGCTGGTGAGCGTCTGGGCAAGTACCTGCTGGGTCTGTACCGCACGCGCCTTGAGGAAGTTCGTCGTCAGCAGCAAGCAGAAAACCCCATTCGCGTCCACTACGAGAGGTAGAAAATGGCGCAAGCACGTTATTACTCATCCACAGCCAAAAAGACCACTCTGGTTAATGGCATTAACTCGACCGATACGTCGATAACTGTTGCGCTCGCGTCCGGATACCCAACGAGCTACCCGTTCACAATCGTTCTCGATAAGGACACGATTGATGAAGAGCTGGTCGAGTGTACGAATGTCTCGGGCACGATACTCACAATCACTCGTGGAGTGGATTCGACTACTGCGGTCGCTCACTCTGTCGGCTGTCAGGTCGAGCACGCCTTTAGTGGCCGTGATTTCCGTGAGTCCCGCCAGCATGAGGACTCAACGAACAATGTTCACGGCCTCGCTCTTACATCGAACGTTGTCGGTGAGACTGAAACGCAAACGCTGACGAACAAGACGCTTACGTCTGCCACTCTTGGTGGCGACCTTGCTGCTGGTGCGAACAAGATTACCGGACTTGGTGATCCGGTTTCGGCGCAAGATGCTGCGACTAAGAACTACACGGATACCGCTGCCACTAGCCAGGTCGCGCAGGCGACCACTCAGGCCACGAACGCGGCGACCTCGGCTACGGCTGCTGCCGCCTCCGCGACAGCGGCATCGACTAGCGAATCCAATAGTGCGAATAGCGCGACAGCAAGTGCGAATAGCGCGGCTTCTGCGAGTTCATCGCAAACAGCGAGCGCATCCTCAGAAACGAATGCGGCTGCTTCGGCTGCGGCTGCTCTTGCAAGCCAGAACGCTGCGGCTTCTAGCGCGTCAGCGGCATCTGCATCTGAAACTGCGAGTGCATCATCGCAGACCGCTGCTGCGAGCAGCGAAACTAATGCTGCGGCTTCTGCCGTAG